CTCTCAGTACTTACATACCTGCTACCAAACAGAATACATAAGACCATTGAGCTTTTCAGACATTTCAAGATAATGTCCATAACTATTGCAACCTAAGGTGCGAAGTATAACCTTATAAGATTGCTTAGAGAAGTTAGATAGGATTAATATCTATTAACTACCTGCTGTACATATAGCTCTTGTAGCTACTGTCACTCTTAGCATTTGCTGTGAGGGTATTTCACCTCGAGTGTCTCTCCCAAGAATGTACATCCCCAAACCTATCAGTGTTCAGGGGAATCGTCTAAGAAGAGCAAAGACATTCGTCAATGACTCTACTCTAACAACTTATCATAAATCTTTGTTGCTGTCAAACAACAACAACACAAAAAACATAAAAACTTTTACAAATCGCACATTTAGCCGAGCTTTATGATAGTGATAGCCCTAATTCTACGACTGCCGAAGGCACCGATAAGCAATAAGGGAAATAGGCTAATACACTCATCTATGTGGTAGAATGTAGAAGCCTATAAATCATCTATGTAAGGATGCTAACCTAAGCTGTTGGCTGAGTGGCTGTGCCTGTAGCATTACCAATCGCCTGAGCCTTGTAATCTTCCTCTTTCATACACTCTCCTGTATCAGGATTGTACATGATAGAGTTTGGAAGATTCTCGCCCTCAGCTTGAGCCTCTTCATCATTCAAGAAAAGAAAGTGTCTCTTTCCGTCTGATGATTTGGAGCCTGCTGAATAGGTAGCATTAAAGATGCCAAGGAACTTGACCTCTTGTCTCACTTGATTGGAATAAAACCAACCTGCTTGCTCTGTGAATTGTTTGAAAAGTTTCACAAACATATGTAACCTCGAAGTATGCTCTAATAAATTAAAGTGTGTGCTATGATAGAGCGTTTCACAACACACACACAAAACAAATGTCTAACGATGAGTAGATTCAGTATCTTGCATGATAGCAATCTCGTCTTCAATAAGGTCAAGGAACTGACCACAAACAAACATAATCATTGCACCAAGCATAAGTGCTAAGCTAATACTTTCAGATGAATAAGCTAAGACAAGTGCAACGAACATAAACAATACTAAACCAACTAAACAAATAACTAATCCAAAGTATTTCATAAGGAAGCCTTTCTATGATAGTGAATAAATAAAAAGATTGTAGCGAATGGAACTCTTCAAGCGTCAACTAAGAGTCTATACTACTGCGTGAGGAATTGCGTATAATGACCATTCGCCTCAACTACAATCACAAAACATAAGAAGTGTAAGTCTAAGTAAAGACTACACTAAAATCTAAAGAAGAATGAGTGATGATGTATAAATAGCGTATACGACCAATCAAGGGATTCTACTATATAGTAACACAACACCACTCACAAAACACAAAGAATGTACAACAATAACAAACAACTACACTCACAAGACAAAGAACAAGTATAACATTAGACATGTGCACGAGTGCGAGGGGTTGCTAAGTACTGATGTCTCAAGTAGCAAGGGCTCGCCTCCTGTAGCACAAGGGTAGGTAGTATCACTCGTGAAGTATAGTGGGTGGTAGGCTTGAGGTTGGTTGCAGTTGAACGCAAGTGAAACGCAATCCAACCGAAAGCCAGTATGAGAAGTCGGAGAATTAGGGGGGTACTAATGAATATTAAGTCTCTACTAAAATGCTACAATTTTTCAAAACTTAGCTGTAAATTAAGCCATGAGAACATATACAATAAAAAAGGTTGAGCATAAGGTCTATGAAGACTTGAGCGAGATACCTGAAGGGATCCAATATCTTAAAGATTGGAGACAAGGAGAGATAGGTGATTGGGTGTTAGCAGATGATGGCTGTATCATTCAAGTCTTAAGAAAAAGCTCTATGATGAAAAAAAAGGGCAAGTCAAGAGTAGTCTATACTATAGGCACTTGCACAGGAACTTTTGTCAATAGAGATATAGTTAAGATGGATACTGAAAAGAGAGATAATATCTATAATCTTTCAGGCAAGAAGCCTAAAGACTCTTTAAAGAATAGAACTGAATTGACTTCTAACGAAAGTCTTTTTGCTCACCATTTGACCAAGGGTCTTTCTCCAGAAGATGCTTATATAAAATCTTTTAGGACTAAGAGTCGTAAATATGCTAAAATACAGGGTGGAATTTTAGTCAAAACTTCACGAATTAGGAAAGCTATGAAAGAAGAATTAAAGCCTGTACTGCAATCATTAGGCATTTCGCCTGAACTTGTATTACAAGGAATAAGAGATATTGCAACTGATGAAGATGCAAAGCATTCAGATAAACTAAAAGCCTTATTTGAGCTTGGAGAGATCTTAGAGCTTAAAGAAACTAACAAAGTAACTGAGGTTACAGGTGCATTGTTCCAAGGTTTTCAACCTGAACAGATACAAGCAACTCAAAGACCTCAATTAAAGGAGTAGATATGCCTAAAGTAGGTAATACAGAATTTCCTTACACTAAAGAAGGAATGAAGAAAGCTAAAGCTTGGTCTGAAATGACTGGTAAGCCTATGCAAATAGAAAAAAAGAAAGCTAAAAAGAAATATAATACTGGTGGTTTTGCAGAATTTAATCCAGGTGATGCTACTATGACTCAAAGAGAAGCTACTAAGCAAAAAATGATGTCTCCTGAATATATGGAAATGCTATCTAATCTTGCAATGGGTACTGTTGGTGGTGGATTTAAACTTACAGAATTAGGTAAACTAATGATGAAAGGGAAAAAAGCTTCTAAACCTATTTTAAAACAAACTAAGAAGACTAAACCACTTAGCAAGGAAGCTAAGGATAGAATAAATGCTATGAGAGAAGAATATAAAATTCAAGAATATATGGATGATCGCCTTGGTAGAAGCAGCTGGGATGAATATAAACAAGGTGGTCAGATACCTCAAGAGACAATGCTAAGGGCTATGTTTGCATTAGGTGGTGAGATACCTGCAGGCAGAAGAATGTATGGGACTAAAAAGAAAAAGAAAAGTTTGCAGACTGCTGATGTCGGTCCAGTAAGAGGAATGAAAAAAGGTGGTAAAGTAAAGTATCATGTATGACCATCAAACAATAAACCACACCCAGTTGGGATGAAACATTAAGGAGTAATATGGCTAAATCAAAAGTAGAAAAACAAGTTGAAAAGATTGAAGAAAGTGTATTAGATATTAGTGATTGCAAGTGTGGTGAAGAGATAAAGAAGATTGCTGAAATAGAAGAATATATTACTACTGCAAAAGATTTAGTAGTTGTGCATGATGATGAAATAGATGATTTAAAGAATAGCTTAAAAGACTTACATACTAAAGTTGATAGAGCTTTAAGTAGGTTAGGTATTGGCTAATATAAACCTACATAATGTGTCTAAAGAAGAAGAGGCACTACATCTTGCATATAATGATATAATTGCATTTGGAAAGTTGTTCTTACCTGATGATTTTATGAGGTCAGAAACTCCTTGGTTTCATTATGAGATAGCAGATGCAATAAATGATATGGAAACTAAGCAGTTAGCTATCATTATGCCAAGAGGACATGGAAAGACAGTATTAACTAAAGCAGACCTTATGAGGTCTTTTTGCTTTAATCAGAAAGATTTTGAGTGGGGATTTATAAAAGAGAAGCCTGATCCATTATTTTATGGTTGGGTATCAGCTACTGCAAAGTTAGCTACAGGTAATATGGATTATATTAAGTCTCATATAGAGATGAATGACAAGATACAATACTATTTTGGCAACCTTAAAGGTAAGAAATGGACTGAAGTAGATATAGAGATGGCTAATGGTTGCAAGCTTATATCGAAGTCTAACATCTCAGGTATTCGTGGTGGAGCTAAACTTCATAAAAGATATGATCTCATCGTACTGGATGATTTTGAAGACGAAAACAATACTATAACACCAGAAGCCAGGGCTAAGAATAGTAATCTAATTACAGCTGTTGTCTTTCCAGCACTTGAACCCAAAACAGGAAGATTAAGGATTAATGGTACGCCTGTGCATTTTGACAGCTTCATTAACAACCTGATCGTAAATTATGAAAAAGCAAGGAAAGCGAAGAAGGACTTCAGCTGGGATGTTAAGTTATTTAAAGCATTGCAAGATGATGGTACTGTACTTTGGGATAGTTGGTTTCCTAAAAAAGAATTAGAAAGAAAGAAAAAGTTCTATTTAGACTCTGGACAGCCAAGTAAGTTTTGGCAAGAGTATATGATGCAAGTTCAATCAGAAGATGATTCTATATGGACTCGTAGGCATATTAAAGAGTATGAAGGAACTTTTCTACATGAACCAGAACAAGGAATATCATTTCTAACCTTAGAAGATGGTAGTGTAAAGCCTGTTAATGTATTTGCAGGTGTTGATCCAGCAACTGACTCTCAAAGAAGAGATGCAGATTTTTCAGTTATTATGGTGATTGCTGTTGATGAAGATAATAACTTATATGTATTGGATTATACTAAAAAAAGGGGAATACCTGTATTAGGCATTCCAGGTGAGCCTACTAAAGGCATAGTAGATTATATGTTTGAGATGAATAATATCTATCATCCAAACTTATTTACTATTGAAGACACAACAATGTCAAAGCCTGTAATGCAGTCTCTTATATCTGAGATGAAAAGAAGAAATGACTTTGGTGTTAAGTTTAAAGCTGAGAAGCCAGGGACAAGAATGTCTAAAAGAGATAGAATACAAGAAGTATTATCTGCAAGATTTTCAACAGGTCAGATTCATATTAAAAAAGATGATTATGACTTAAGACAAGAGATACTTACATTTGGTCCTCGTATGGCACATGATGATTGTATAGATGCATTAGCTTATGCAGCTAAATATAGTTATCCATTAAAAGGTATAAATGAAGAAAAAGGTAAGTATACTAAGCGTAAACCTAAAGCAAAAAGTTGGGTGGTAGCATAATGGGGAGAAACTATAAAGATGAGTATAAAAAGTTTCAAGATTCTCCAGCTCAAAAGAAAAAAAGAGCTGCTTTAAATAGAGAGAATCATAAAAGAGGTACATATGGCAATGGAGATGGCTTAGATGTATCTCATACTAAAAATGGAATTAAACTCGAAAAGTCTTCCATAAATAAAGGAAGAAAGGAGAAATCAAGAATGGTAGGTAGTAAAAGAAAAAAACAAAAAGGAGGTTATCTCTCTGGTCCTTCACATAAGCATGGGGGGATCCCAGCTATTGTAGCTGGAAAACAGCCTGTCGAGTTAGAAGGTGGTGAATATATTATTAGAAAGTCAAGTGTAGATAAACTTGGTAAAGGTGTGTTAGAAGAAATTAACAAGAAAGGTAGAATACCTGCTATGAAAAAGGGTGGAAAAGTAAAAGCTACAGATAGACAAAAAACTTCAAATTTGTTTCAGGGAACACCAGATCAAGTAAAAGATAGAATGAAAAGAAATCCTTCATTTGCAAAGGGTATGAAAAAATACTATGGAGTAGGCTCTGAAGATTTTAAATCTGCTAAAAAAGATTTAAAGAAAAGAGTAGAAAAAAAAGCAATGGGTGGTACTATAAAGCCCTATGCATCTATTCCTACTACAAAGTTTCCTAAAGAAGTAAGAATGATGGGACATGGTGGGCAGGTATCTACATCTAATAATAAAGCAGGTGCAGGGGATATACATACAGTACATACACATTCAGGATATAAAGCTGGAGAATAATGGCTACTAAAAAAGCTGAAAAAGTAAAAGAACTTTTTAATAGACTTAAAAGTCATCATAGAACACAATGGCAATATATTAATCAACAAGGGTATGATTTTGCAAATGATAATCAATTATCTGAGCATGAGAAGAAAGCACTTGAAGATCAAGGTATGCCTACTTTCACTGTTAATAGAATAACTCCTGTAGTTGAAATGTTAAACTACTATGCAACAGCATCTTCTCCAAGATGGCAGGCTATAGGAGTTGATGGTAGTGACTCAGATGTAGCTGCTGTATTTTCTGATATGGCAGATTATATTTGGGCTGGTAGCAATGGGCAGTCATTGTTATCTAATTGCATTAATGATTCTATTAGCAAATCTTTAGGTTATTTGCATATAACAGTAGACCAAGATGCAGATAATGGTATGGGTGAGGTTACTATAAATCAGCCAGATCCTTTTGATGTTTATGTTGATCCAAAGTCAAGAGATATGCTTTTTAGAGATGCAGCTTATATAATGATTAAAAAGATGCTACCTAAGTCTCATCTTAAAAAATTATATCCAGACCATGTAAGAAAAATAAATAAAGCTTCTGCAAATGAATCTGAATTTAGCCTATCTGAAAGAGCAATGGATTCACACCAGAAAGATATACTTCAAGCTGATATTACATCTACTTATGATATAGAAGGAAAAGATGAGCCATTAGTTGAATTTTATGAACTTTATGAAAAGGTTAAAATACCTTATACAAATGTATTCTATAAAGTTCCATTAAACCCTCAGCAACTACAAGCTGTTCAACAGCAAGTTCAAGTTCAAATGCAAAAGTTACAAGAACAGTTAGAAGTTCAATTTCTTGAACAAAAACTACAAATGGATCAAGCATTAAAGTCTGGACAGATGATTAAAGAAAGATATGAACTTGAATTAAAAAATGCTCAAGAAATGATGCAGAATCAACTTCAAACTGCACAAAAAGAATTTGAAGCTGAAATTGAAGCTCAAATGACTAAAATTGAAAATAAAATTATATCTGAAAAAGAATTTAAAATACTCTCTCAAAATAAAGAATTTGCTTCTCGTATAATTAAACAAGTTAGATTTCATGACTCAAGAATAAGAGTTACTTGTGTTGCAGGAGATCAACTTCTGTATGAAAAGATACTAACTGAAAAGATAACTGAATATCCTATAATTCCTTTTCACTATAAGTGGATAGGAACACCCTACCCTATATCTGCTGTTTCTCCTTTGGTAGGTAAGCAAAGAGAGTTGAACAAAGCTCATCAGCTTATGATACATAATGCTTCTCTTGGTTCCTCGTTACGATGGATGTATTATGAAGGCAGTATAGATGCAGAGACTTGGGAAAAGTATTCCTCCTCCCCAGGTGCTCTATTACCTGTGAATCATGGATATGATCAGCCTCAAGTTGTTCAACCTGCTCAACTCTCAAATGCTTTCTTTTCATTAGTTCAACAAGGAAAGTCTGATGTTGAATATCTTGCAGGTATATATTCTGCACAACAAGGTGATACTTCAGCTTCTCAAGATATGCCTTATCGTGGTATGCTTGCTATGGATGAATATGGAACAAGAAGAGTTAAGTATTGGCTAAAACATTCTATAGAGCCTTCATTAGCTCATATGGGTGAAGTTATTAAGCAATTTAGTCAAGCTACATATACAGCTCATAAAGTATTTAGAATAGTTCAACCTTCTGAATTGCAAGAAGAAAAAACAGTTGAAATTAATAAAACTCTATACAATGATTTAGGTCAAGCTATTGGTAAGTGGAATGATTATGCTACTGCTAAGTTTGATATAAGAATTATTGGTGGCTCTACAATGCCTGTTAATAGATGGGCATATCTATCAGAACTTAAAGAATTAGCTAACTCAGGTGTTATTGATCCACTTGCAGTATTAGCTGAAACTGATATTAGAAATAAAGAAAAAGTTGCTGAAAGAATGGACAAAGTTAGACAGCTTCAAGAACAACTTGAAGGAATGGAAGAAAAACTTAAAGATAAAGAAGGCACTATTGAAACTCTTGAAAGACAACTTGTTCAAGCTGGCATTAAAGATAAGGTTCGTTCTGCTGAGATGGAAATTAATAAAAAGAAAGAAGATGTTAAATCCAGAACAGAAAGAGAATATCATCAAACTGAAGCTCAACAAAAGAATTTAAGAAATCAAATAAAGACTGAAACTGACTATCAAAAGAAAGAACTTTCAAATATTTTAAAGAATTTGCAAAATGGTTTGCAAGAAGATAAAAAACAACAATAAATTAGGAGTAATAAAATGATCACAGAAAACGACAGTAACCCTGGAATTGAAGAAGTGTTGCAAGGCGATACCGAAGATACAGGCTCTGATAGTTTTTTTGACAGTTTAGAACAACAAGTAAATGGGCAAATTCATGATGGAGATGAAGAGCCCACTCAACCAGAAACAGAACAGGTAACTCAAATGACCCCTGCAGACACTGGCAATGAGGAAGTAGATTGGAGAGCAGAAGCCGAAACTTTAAAAGATAGGTATTCTAACTCTACAAGAGAAGCTCAAAGATTGAAAAAAGAGAATGATGCTTTACAGCATTATGCTAAATATCAACCTTTGATTGACCATTTGAGCAATAATCCTGATTCAGTTCAGGCATTAAGGACTCATATAAATGGTCAGTCTGATCCAATTAAGCAGTTCGGTGAAGACTTTGTGTTTGATGCACATGAAGCAATGACAGATCCAAATTCGGATTCATCAAAAGCTCTAAGACAAATGATAGATTCTGAAGCAGATAAAAGAGTTAATCAAAGATTGGCTCAAGAAATGCAGAAGAATCAACAAGCATTAGAAACTGTTAATCAACAGCAAGAAATGCAAGACTTTATGCAAAGAACTAATATGAATGAAGAACAAATGGCTGCAATGCAAGAATGGGCAGAGCAAAGAACTTTATCATTTGATGATATATATTATCTTATGAATAAAGAACAAGCAGCAGCTAATGTTGCTAACAACACAAAAAAAGAAATGCTTAATCAGATGCAGGCAGTTCGCAACATTCCAACAAGTGCGAGTAATGCAAATAGTGCTCCAGATAGCAAATCTCCAGATGATGCAGTTTTTGACATCTTGAAGGGGATGGATGAAGGAGCAGAAAACCTGTTCGGTTAATCCTCAAAGATTACTGAACTTATTTTTGATTTTAAAATAGGAGTCAGTTATGGCTGATTATATTAGTACTATAACTCCGAATCAAGACTTTAATACAGCTGATGTAGGTGGTCCAAATACTGGAGCACCTGGCACAGATGCTAATACAGGGCTGCTAAGAAGAAAGTTTAACTTCGGAGATCAAGTAAGTGAGCTTGCAATAGCTCAAGATCCATTCTTTAGATTTGTTTCTAAAGTAGCTAAAAGACCAACAGATGATCCTCAGTTTAAATTTACTGAAAAAAGACCATCTTGGCATAAAAGATATGCTTATGTAAGTAATCATGGAACAACTGCACCAGCTTCAATGGCTGGAGGGGATGCCACAGTAACTTCTACAAATGTAGATGTTGGCGATATTTATTACTGGTGTATGGTTTCAGATTATAAAAATACAGGTAATGTTGGTAGTATTTATGGCAATACATCTAACGATGTTTTACCTGGAGCTACTGGTACACAGCCTCAGTTCTTTTTACCAGGACAAATAATTAAAATACCTTATGGTTCAGCTTCAGCTACTTTTAGCGATGGTAAGATTTCTGCTATTGCAGGATATATGGTTGCTAAAATTCAAACAGTTGATTTAGATTCTGTTTCAGAAGCAGCTATCTTAAAAACTGAAATCTTAACAGATCCAGGTGCAGATGTTGAGCTTGCTTCATATGTTGCATCCAATAATGCGATAGATGCTCAAGATATTTCAAGTTATAATATATCAGAGCATTTAGAGCCTAAACGATCTTATGTTATTGGTTCAGCTCATGAAGAAGGTTCTGGTTATCCTGAAACTTGGAAAGACCAACCTTATTCAACAAGCTATGGATATACTCAAATCTGGAAAACTTCAATGGCTATGACAAATACTGCAAGAGCAACTGTTCTTAAGTATGAGCCAAATGAGTGGGCAAGAGTATGGAAAGAAAAACTTGTTGAACATAAGTTTGATATTGAACAATCTTTATTATTTGGTGTTCAAGGATCTCAAAGCAATGTACAATATACTGAAGGTGCAGTAAACTTTTTAACAAACTACTGTAATACATTTAGCTTAACAACATCTACTAAGACAGCAGATGACTTCTTAGATGATATGTCTTCTTTCTTAGATCCTCGATATAACAACTCTAATGCAACTGTATTCTTCTGTAGCACAGCAGTTTATAACTGGTTACATAAGCTTGGTGGATACTTTAGTAACAATCTAAATATTAACTCTAACTTTAGTGCTGACTTAGCAGTTACTGGTAGAAAGAAAGTCTTAGGACTTGATACAACTACTATTTCAACTGTTTATGGCAACATGAATGTAGTTAGAAACATCCATTTAGATGGAACTAATGTTAAGATGCTTGGTATCAACATGAAGCATTGTAAATATAGACCATTAGTTGGTAATGGAGTAAACAGAGACACCTCAGTATATGTTGGTGTACAAACACTTGAAAACTCTGGTGTTGATAGAAGAGTTGATTTAATCTTAACAGAAGCTGGGATGGAATGGTCAATGCCTGAAGCCCATGCTATCTGGACTTAAAGGAGGTTTACTATGGCTATACCAATGTATGGACAAAATAAAGATGGCAATGCATTAGACAAAGCTTTAAATGGAGGTTTTTCTGATGAAGCTGGAACTGATTTAGCTGATAGTACAGCAGCAGTTGCTATGGTAGATGCAGACTTTGGTAAAACATTTTGGTGTTTACTTGATGGTGCTTCTAAAACAGTTACCTTACCTGCAAGTACTACCGATGATGATATTGGAAAGCAAGTAATGATACTTCAGCGAGTTGATTTAGTGGCTTCAGGAGTATTAACTATTTCTGCTGGTACAGGTAATACATTTTCATTAAATAGTTATGCTATGGGTGTTGCTATTGATGAATTTAGACCATCTGCAGGGAATAATACTTTAACTATAACTGGAGCAGATTCAAATTCGGCTTGGGGTGAAAACTCTTACTTAAAAGCTACAGTTGTTGGAGCAGGTAAATATATGCTTGAAATAAATGCTAAAGCATTAGGCAATGGTTCTGATGGCATAGCATTTACTACAGTATAGAAAGGACTAACTTATGGCTAATGCATTAATAGGTTCACATCCTTCGCATGGTTATCAAGTAGTAGAGCAAATAGACTCAGATAAGCAGCTTACTCGGAGTGATTCGGGTAAGCTGTTTATGTGCGACCAGCAAGCTTCTGTTGTTAGAGTAAAGCTTCCTAAGTTAAGTTTAGAAATAGCTGGATGGCATTGTAAGTTTATTCTTAGAAGTGGAGCAGGTGGAGCGAATTTTAATATCGAAGGTTTTGGTTCTTTTGAAGGCGATGATGGAAATACTGATGTTTCAAATGAAGAAGATTCGGATAGAATACAACAATTAGAAATAGGTGCTGACACAGTTGGGTCTGCTGATAAAGATTTAGTAAGATATACCTCTACTTCTCAAACTTTAGGTACTCCAATAGAGATTTATTGCGATGGTACATACTGGTATGCTTTATCTTTAGCTAAAGAAGCAGATTCTGATAATCAAGATATAGCATCAGGAGGATAATATGGCAAATATAAGAATAGGCAGTCATCCTTCGCATGACTATGAAGTGGTTGAAAAAATAACAGAAGCTAAACAATTAACTTGGAATGATTCTGGAAAGTTGTTCTTTTGTGAACAAGGTGAAGCTTATGTTGTAAATTTACCAAAGCTTTCTGAAGAAATTGCAGGCTGGCAAGCTAAGTTTATTTTAAGTAAAATTGGTAGTTCTAACTTAGATATACTTGTTTATGGAGCAACTGGAGCTGGTACTCCAGCAGGAACAGCTGATTTAGACAAGCTTGTATTTTTAGAAATGACTCATGCAGGTCTTGTAGCTCCTGCAAGTCCTGTAGATGGATTAAGATTTCCAGCCAGTTCAGAAACCAGCGATGTGGGAACTGTTGTAGATATTTATACTGATGGGACAAAATGGTATATGGTTGGAGTTGGTGATACAGCTGCTGCTTTAGGTACTGTTAATTAATAGGAGAAGAATATGGCAAATGTAAAAATAAATAGTCTTCCATCTAATAAGTTTCAAGTAGTAGAATCTATAACAGAAGCTAAACAATTAGAAAGAATAGATAGTGGTAAAGTTTTTGTATTCGACCAAGAAGCTTATACAATAAGGCTTCCTAAGCTTTCTACTGATATGGCAGGTTGGAGTTGTACTATGATAAAAAGAACTTCAGCAGATTCAGATATGACTATATCAACTTATTTAGGTGATGGTGCTAAAATAAAATATATTGAATTTGAAGATGATGATGCAACAGGTTCAGGTTATGTAACAAATATTGTTGTTGAACAGACCTCTACAGGTAGTGACAAAGTATGTTTTCTTAAGTTTTTTACTGATGGTACTATTTGGTATGCACATTTATATGGAGAAACTGTAAATACTTTTACATCATCTTAACAAATAACTTAGGGTAGCTCAAGGGTTTCCTTTGATTCTTGGGCTACTCTACCTTAGTAACACAACTCATTCATGCTTAGTCAAGGCTTAGAGAGGGAGGAAATTTGGCAACATTCAAACAACAAGTAGCTGGTTTAACAGGTATATCATCTGGAACTACTCCAACTGACGATGAACTTACAGAGTTCTTAAAAGATGGAGTAAATGATGTTACAAGAAGATGTATTGAGGCTAAACCTGCTGAAATTAGAAACTTTATAGCTGAAAGTAGTGATCAAACTTCTAATGGTTTAAATCTATTTGGAGCTAAAATTGTCTCTGTAGTAAGAGAGGCTGGAGTATCTAATGCATGGAAAGAATGTAGATATATTCCTCCTGGCGACCAATATAGAGTCACAGATGCAGAAAGTTTGAAATATGCATCAGCTCACAATCCTGCATATACAGTTTTAGATAATGGCAAAATTAGTGTATTCCCTGTTCCAGGAGCAGATCCAAATCAATTTAAAGTTTACTATGTAAACAATATTCCTTATAATAAGAGTGGTTCATCTTTATCTCAAGCTCATCAAGATATAGGTATATTCCCTGATGATAAAGTTTATTTAGTAGTTATATATGCAGCTATTAAAACTTTAGAGGCTAAAATGGCTGAATTTGCTATAGATGAAGAAGATACAGAATTAGTACAAGCTATTTCTTCAAACTTAGCTTCCCTAAAACAACAATATGAAGGTGCATTTGCATCTATGGCTCCCCCACAACCTCAACAAGTAGCTGGAGGTAGAAGATAATGAAAGTACAAGAAGTAATGGAAAGAGCTGGTATGACTGAAACAGGTCGTGCAATAGCTTATATAAAAGATGCTCTTGAAGAAATAAATATGATTTCTCCTACTCATGTAACTACAGTAAGAATTAATATAGTTGAAAATCAAAGATACTACGACTTACCTCATGATATGCTTAAGATTACAGATGTTAGATGTAAAAATCATTTTAATAGTAAAGATGAATATAGAACTATAAACAGGCATATGTTTGAGCCTTATACAGAAGATGCAGATCAGGAGTTAATATAAATGGCTTCAGCTAAAGAATATGGATACTTTATAAAAGGTCAAAAGCTTGCTCTTATAGAAAAAGATACAGCTTTAGATAATGATGTTAATAGTAGAGATTATGGACCAGATGTAACCAATGTAAGATTTAAATCTCCTCAATCTTCTGTAACAGATGGAATAGAATTAGAATATATATATAGTCCAAAATATAGAATTAACGACTTAGATACTAAAATAACAGCTACTGCATATAATGAAACAGATGGTGCTGGTACTTTAGAATTAACTATACCTTCTACTACTGTAATTGCAGATCAATGGATTCTTATAAGAAGATCTGAAAAATGGGATGGACTTCATCAAATAAAAACTGGTGGTACAGTTTCTACTTTACAATTAAAAACAAAGTATAATGGTGATTCTGTTACTGAATCTTTTACAGTTTATACTGATATAGATGTCTTAAATGATGAAGCAGATGAGCTTCCAATATCAGAATATTTATCTAAAGCAGTTGTCTACTATTTAAAGGCTAAAATGGCTGAAGATAGAGGTGATTTTAATTTAAAACAAGCTATGATGAGAGAGTTCTACAGAATAGTAGAAAAGAATGACAATGCAAAAATTCATACAATAAGAAGAGTTGCACCTCATAGTGCAGCAATAAGATAGGAGTCAGAAATGGCAAATTTACATAAGTTTACAGTACAAGAAGCATTAAATACAGATACAGCTGGAACATGGGAAGTTGGTGCTGCTTCTACAGCTGGTTCATCAGCAGCTAATACTGTTCATGGAACAGATGCTAAAGATATATCTGGATTTCATACTGTTGGAATATATATGACTTCTGATATATATATTAGATTTACAGGTTCAACTACAGATGCTTGTGCTACAACAGACATACTTATACCAGCAGGAACACATTTTATTAAAATACCTCATGGCATCAACACAGGTTCAGGTGTTTATTTTAACTATCTCAGGTCTGGTAGTTCTGATGTAACTGTTAATGTAGTTCTTATATAAGGAGATTATAATATGTTAAGTGGAATAATAGGAACAGCAGGTACAGCAGTAAATACTGCAGGCTCTAATCTTTCAATAGATTCAGATGCTTCATTTGCAGCAACTTCTGGCACTAATATAGCTATTGGTACAGAAGCAATGGGTGGAGGAAGCCTTGGTGATTGTGATAATAATATAGCTGTAGGCACAACTGCTTTAACAAATTTAACAACTGGAGATTATAATATAGCTATCGGTAGTTCAGCTTGTGAAGCTCTAAAATCAAACAATGCTAATATAGGAATAGGTTATAAAGCTCTTACCAGTATAGATAGTGGAGAGCATTACAATATAGCTATTGGACATGAAGCTATGAAAAATGTAGATGACGCTGATGCTGATTATAATATAGCTATTGGTTTTCAGGCTCTTGAAGGTGGTGGAGATACAAAAGCTCATAATATTGCTATAGGTGTTTTAGCTCTTGATTCATCTGCATCAGCTGTAAGTAATGTTATAGCTATTGGTAGTGAAGTTATGAGAGGAGATATGACAGGAGGTGCTGCTAACAATACAGTTGGTATAGGCTATCTTGCTTTAAATGCTCTTACAACTGGAGCTGGTAATGTTGCTGTAGGCATGTCTGCTGGTAAAGCTATTACGAGTGGTAGTAGCAATACATTTGTAGGAGCATATTGTGGAGATGATTTACAGACTTCAAATCAAAATACAGCTATGGGATATGCAGCTTTAGGTGCTGTTGCTGGTGGTAATAATACAGCTATGGGATATGGAGCTGGTCAAGGAAATACTGGTGCAGATAATACATTTTTAGGTTATCAAGCAGGAGATGTTAATACAGGTAGTTATAATGTGGTAGTTGGCTCAGGTGCTTTAGGTGGTGCTACATCTGTAGATAAAACTGTTGCTATAGGTAATCAAGCTTTATTTTCTGCAAATGATGATTCAGCTAATGGTACTGTAGCTATTGGGTGGGCAGCAGGATATTATTCAGTTCCAACAGGAACTGCAGCTACAGCTGGAAATACTATTATAGGTTATTCAGCAGGAACTGATACAGGAACTGATACAGGATTAACAACAGGTATACAAACTACAGTTGTAGGGCATCAAGCTTTAGGCTCTAATGGTGGAGCTAATATAACAGGTAATGATAATACTGTGATGGGCTATAGAGCTGGATATGAAATAAACTCATCAGCTCATTCTAATACATTTATTGGTTCGCAAGCAGGAAATACAACTACAACAGGTACTGAGAATACTATTGTAGGTTATAACTGTGAAGCTCAAGATGGAACTGCGACAAATCAAGTAGTTATAGGTAATAATGTGACTGGAACAGCAGATAATGCAGTTCATATAGGTAATGATTCAAATCATTTATATACTGCTTTTAGTTCAGACTCTTGGTCGGCTACATCTGATATAAGACAAAAGAAAAATATTAAAGATGATACTTTAGGTCTTGAGTTTATTAAAAGCTTAAAAACTAAAACATATAGTCATAAATCTCCAAGTGAGTTTCCTAAAGAGTGGAGAGCTTACAATCCTGATGATAAAGAGCCAATGGATGGAAATAAAGTTTTTCATAGCCTTATTGCACAAGAAGTTAAACAATCTCTTGATGATATTAATTGCACAACTTTTGATGGTTGGAGTGTTGATTCAGATGGGAGACAGCGAATATCAAGAACTTCATTTATTACTCCATTAATTAAAGCAGTACAAGAATTATCACAACAAATAGAAGATTTAAAGAAAGGATAGTCGATGCAATTTAAAGATTGGACAACATTAAAAACAGCTAATAAAGTAGCTTTTAAAAGACAACCTGAAGTTGCTGAAGTAAAAGATTCTAATGGAAATGTAACTACTCAGCATCAATCATCATATATTTATCTTGAAAAAAAAGTATATGATACTAATACAGGAGCAGAATCTATTGTAAAGCAAGAAATGACTTTAGCTTATTTAGAAAATCAGAAGGCTAAAAAAACAGCTGAAAAAGCAGCTCTTCAAACAGAGATTACAGAAATTGGTAAAATGATAACTCAAATAAAGAAAGTGTAAAATGAAAGCGAAAGCAAAAGAAGTAGTAGATACTCAAGTATCTGATAATGGGCAAGTAAAAAAAGTAACTCCAGAGATGGAATTAGAGTCTATTAAAAAACAATATGAAGATGCTCTTAAGCAACAACAGCAGTATGCTAATCTTGCTCAAAGATGTTTAGGTGCTATAGAAATACTTGAAAGAATAGTGGGTAATGAAGATAAACAATCCATATAAGTGGTATACATCTACTACATATATACTTAAATACTATCAACCGAAAGGAGTAGTTTACATTGTTAGTTGAATTTGATGATATTATAGAAAAAGTCTTAGAACATGAAGGTGGATATGTAGATGACCCTACTGATGCAGGTGGTGAAACAAAGTATGGAATAAGCAAAAGGGCATACCCAGATGAAGACATCAAAGAACTCACTGTGGAAAGAGCTAAAGAACTCTATAAAAGAGACTATTGGGATAGGTATCGTGTATCTGATCTTCCTGATCGTCTTCGTCATATCTATGTTGATATGTGCATCAATATGGGTGGTAGAAGAGCTATTAAGATTTTGCAAGAAGCTTGTAACAGCAAGAATGCAAACAAAATAGATGTAGATGGTGGCATTGGTCCAGCTACTATAAAAGCTGCAAGTAATGTAGAGCCATTTAGACTTAGAGCATATAGAGTTATGTTCTATGCAGAATTAGTAATGAAAAAGCCTGAGCAAGAAAGATTTTGGGTAGGTTGGTTTAGAAGGAGTTGTGAAGTATGATAGATACATTAAAAAGCATTCCTATTAAAGATTTAACTATACCTACTGCTACAGTAAGTATGAGTTTTGTAGACTGGTTACCTTTTTGGCTTAGAATCATAACTATGGTTGGTGGTGTTATTTACATCTTTGCTAAAGCTTGGAATGAAATAAAAAAGAATGGTTGAATCTCTTAGTCTTATAGATGAATATGGATTGCCTATAGTTGGTATTGTAGGGTTAGCTATTGCATTATGGAAGACAGTTAGCTTTGTTCAAAAACAACTTTTAAATCAGATTGAAGAAAGACATAATGCTGAAATGGAAGCAATTAGACAACTGGAAGAAGAGCATAAAGTATTCCATGGTATAGTAGTTACTTTAATTGACAATTCTAAGCTTAATCAAATGAGCTTAAAAGAAATTAAAGGCAATATGGATATGCTTGTAAAATTTATAAATAAGTAATGTGGATGAGCCTCAAGGACTTAATGAAGATGGTGGCATCAGCTTTACTCGAAAGCGTAATTTTGATACTAAAAAGAAGTCAGATCTTCCTGATGGAATGTTTTCCAGACGACCTGAAGATAAGCCTAAAGAAGAAGTACCAGAGCCTGTGGTCGAAGATAGACCTCGTAGTGCTGAAGAATTATCAAAAGCTGAACGACTCAATGCAAAACTTCGTAAGGCGAAAGGGGTACAAGCAGGAGGATTTGCTGTTAATGGTGGAAGCATTATCGCTATGCTTTTCTATATTGATAGTCTGCTCGCTAATCCTGATACCATTGATACTCTTAATCTTATTAATGAGATGACAGGAGCTAATATAGACTTTGAAACTATAGTTGCTACTATTCAAGGTTATAAAGCTCAAATAATAGGTTTTGCTGTATCTTCCCAAAGCATGATAATGGGATACAAAGATATAGTGCAAAAGATGAAAGATAGAGGGAATGAATCCTTCTATGATGTGTTAAATGAAGAGTTAGAAAAAGCAGGAATATAAATGTATGAAACATTTGACTACCATAAAGTAGTCGATAAGATGAGAAAGTTCTTTAAAGATGCTAAGAACTTTACTGAAGTACCAACACAAAGTAGACTAAGCATATTAGCTGCTTGTGAAGATCCCAACACAATAGCACAGTTCAACTTTGATGGAATAGATTATCCTCTTCCACAAACTGGACAGATGTGGCTTGAACATGAACTGCTTACAAACCCTGATACTGAAGGGTTTTTTTGTGTTTCAACAAGCTATAGAAATGAGCCTAACCCTATAGATGGTAGGCATAAAAAGATATTTCCTATGTTTGAATTTGAGACTAAAGGTGATATGGCTGATATGAGAGAGCTTGAACAGCAGCTGTTAATCTATTTAGGTTTTAAAGAAGGTGTAGATGTTACATATGATTCTATGTCTAAAGAATATAGAACAGATATATTAGAAGCAGAACATGAAGAATTAATGCATAAAGATAAGGGAGATGTAATATTCTTATCTAAGTTTCCTAAAAGGACTCATCCCTTTTGGAATATGAAGCAGAATGATAGCAATAAAGACCTTTTTAATAAAATTGATGTTATCCTTCATGGACAAGAAACTATCGGCTCTGCTGAGAGAAGTTGCAATAAAGAAGAAATGAGATGGAATTTTTTAAATCAAACTGATGGAGCTTATGCAAACTTATTGTTTAAGAAGTTTGGCAAAGAAAGAGTTATGAAAGAGCTTGATGAGTTTTTAAGCCATGATTTCTTTCCAAGATTTGGAGGAGGAATTGGAATGACAAGAATGGCAAGAGCTATGAAGCTGGAAGGTTTAATATAAACTGCCAGCAGGAAGACCTAAGAAGGAAGAAGAAAAAAAGCTTACTGCTTTTGAGTTAGATATAATGAATGGTGGTGATGGACTTCCAGATTGGATGCAATTCACCATCACTCTTTTTATTTTTGGTTGTTTTTTTTGGATAATATATTTATTATTTCATCCTATATTACAGCTTGAAGATAACTT